AAAGAACCGTGCTTGGCGAAGAAAATTCAAAAACCGAGCTCAACTAGAGAACCGTAAATCAAATAAATTCTATACCAAGAAAAAGAAAAGGAGTAAAAAATGACAAAACCAGAAACAAAGCAATTCTTTGAAGTATCAAGAATTATGAATAAGATTCTAAAGAATCTTAAAAATAATACATTAGACTGGACCTATCAGGAAAGTATCAGTTCAATCCATCCAGACAAAGTAACCTATGCAGTTCAACTTGAACCACCTACACCTGGACTTGCACCTGTTACTTGGGTATGCGATAGTTATGAAGAACTCAAAACAAACCTCGAAGCATCAGAAAAATACCTAGATGTCGAGGCAGTTGAAAAGGCTTGGCACGAAGCAGAAATCAAAAGGTGCGAGAGCCTTATCAAGTATCACAAAGAATCGCTCGAAACAGACAAAAAGGAAGACAAGTCAGAAAAAGAATCCCACAGCACTGCTCGGGCAAAGAAAAATGAAAAAGATTAAAAAGACAGAGCAAAAGTAATATGCTATTATAGAAAGTAGCCACAAGCCATTTCTAGAGTAGGCTCGTGGTGCATAGTGGGGTAGAGCAGCCTGGTAGCTCGGTTGGCTCATATCCAACAGGTCGCTAGTTCGAATCTAGCCCCCACAACCATAAATTTAATGCCAAGGAGGAAAACAGATGGCACAATCATACAACTCAACAACCTTAATTGGTCGCTTAACAAAAAACCCAGAACTTAAGGCTACAACGACAGGGAAAAAGGTAGTATCTTTCTCTCTAGCAGTAGATAAGGGCTATGGTCAAGAAGGCACGAATTTCTTCGATTGCGAGGCTTGGAACCAAACAGCAGAATTCGTAGCGAAATATATGAAAAAAGGCGACTTAACCTTAGTAGATGGTAAACTCGACCAACAGACTTGGAAAACCAAGGAAGGTCAAAACCGTTCTGCAGTTCGTGTAGTTGCACTTTCAGTTCAATCTCTAGCAAGCAACAAGAAAGAACAAGAGGACAAGGTTCCTACTCAAGAGGAAGAACAGGTTATTGAAACTATTGACCCTTCGCAAATTCCGTTCTAATAAACTATACACCACAAAAAACCACCCGACTAATATTGATTGGGTGGCTTTTTGATTGATTTGTGTGCGACAGAATTATATTCGCATCCTTAATATACCGCAGGGCAATGAAAATGTCAAACAAAAAAATTATTGACTAGAATAAGCAAAACGATTATACTGAAATCATATAGGAGGTATAGTAATGGAAAAAGGGGATTCTTTTCTACAAGAAGAAAAAGAGTATTGCGGCAAAATTAGGCAGGCTCTCGATAATGGCAACCTAAGCGAAGCAAGAGAACTTATTCGCAAGACCTTGAAACTCGCTTATGGCTCAACATCGCCAACCGTATGGGCTTGTAGGTATTACTTGCAGATTGATAAAGGCAATGTCAAAACACAATTAGATATGCTTGTCAAGGACTTTGTAGAGCAAAACGAGCAATATTATGTTCATAGAGATAGGGGAACGGAAATCAAAGACACTTTTCTTTTGACCGCACAGGATAATCGGGTCTTAAGGGGTGTCTATCTTAAACTCAAGGAAAAGATACCAGAAATGACCGAAAGCGACTTTGTAGACTTTATTGATAGAAATTTACCGGTATAATAGTTGTAAAGATACAATGCTTATGGTATAATATAAAAAGAAAGGTAAAAAAAATGAATTTTTCAGATTTAAGTAGAGAACAAATTGCTGAGTTAGCAAAGATTGCATTTCATAATGGTGCTTTTAATAAAGCAACCGCACAAAATACCAAGAAAACAAATCTTTATACAGCAGATAAGTAAAAGTAAAGGAGGTGGCAATGAAAAAAGGAGGTAGTGTGATAGAGTTGCTATTTTGGGCTATCCTAATAATAGCAGCTCTTTTTGTGGTATCATTATGTTTATATGAATACTACAGATAACAAAAACAAAGATTTCAACACTTTAGCAGACCTCGTAAGAATATGGGGTAGAAAAAGGGGAATTAACAACCCAGACAAGCAAACATTAAAATTACTAGAAGAAACAGGAGAGTTAGCGAGCGAGTTATGTCGGGGGCATTATAAGACCGCTGAGGTGAAAGATGCTCTTGGTGATATTGAGATAGTATGGATTATCTTGGTAGATATTCTTGGCTATGATATAACCGAATGCCTTAACGAAGCCTATAAGGTTGTTGAAAAGAGAACGGGCAAAACGATAGATGGCTCTTTTGTGAAAGATGAATGATATATGGAAATTTGGAAACCAATTGACAACTATGGCGGCTACTACGAGATAAGTTCATATGGTAGAGTCAGAAGCCTTCCAAGAGTGGTTTACACTATTTGGAGAAATGGCAAAAGTGGCAAATATCTCCAGAAGGGGCGAATTCTAAAGCCAAAAGAATGCTCCAGAAATAAGAAAGGTTATCAAACTTATTTACAAGTATGCCTAAGTATCAATGGCAACCATAAATATTTTTTAATTCATCGTTTGGTAGCTAAAGCATTTATTCCAAATGAGAATGGCTATCCCCAAGTAAACCATAAAGATGGCAACAAGCATAATAATGTGGTAGAAAACCTTGAATGGGTAACTGCAAAAGAAAATGTAAAACATAGTTTTTACGTTCTCCCAAATAGCATTGTCAAAACGGTTAGGTGCATTGAAACAGATAAAACATTCGAAAGCACTAGTAAGGCAGCACACGATATGGGCATACACCAGTCTAGTATTAGTATGTCCGCAAGTGGAAAGCGAAAAACCGCTGGAGGGTATCATTGGGAGTATCTTAGAAGACAATAAAATATAAGAAAGGAAAAAAGCAATGGAGCAACTTGTAGAAATCTTACAGAAATTTGTAAGTGAATGCAAGCCAGGGGAAGTAATCGAGCGAATTGTTCGATATGGCGACAATAATGATAATAAGTCAACGATTGTAGCAGTAATCAAGACCCCAGAGAAAAAGAGTGAATCTAGAAGCATTACTATACCTACGAAAGAGTGCGACACCCTACCACCATACAAATCAATCACAATTGGTATGGGCACAAGAGATGCTAACACGAAACTCAAATTTGTGCTCTATATGCTAAACCACCCAGACGAAAGATTTTTCCAGACTATTAGGAACTTTTCAGGCTACCCATTTATTGGCTACTCACTTGATGGCGAGCACTATCAAGACACATTCTATCTAGAGCAAGACGAAAAGCAATGAAAATGTGTTATGTTATAATGACGCTAGATGAGAAAATACACAAAAGAAGAAATTGAAGAATTGAAGAAAAAGCCGGTGGAAGAACTCACTCCATATGAAAGAAGGCTAACAAATCTTAGCATAATTCAACCTGGAGAAGTTAGAAATCCTAATGGTCTAAAAAAGGGAACGGTCTTATGGCCAACCCGTTTCAAGAAACTATTGGCTAACCCTGACTTCCTTAAAAGAGTTATGGGCACGACACCAGAAAATTGGCGAGATGTAGTCAATGAAGATTCGGCAGATGTTATTGCTGCTGGACTAATCGCAAGTGTCTTAAGACAAGTTCAAGAGTGCGAAGAAAATAATAAAAGGCTACCAAAAGAAACTTTGGATGCAATTGCACTAATCAACAAGATGGCATTTGGCGATAAAATCGTTCACGAAACTGATGATAGTTTCTTCCAAAAAGCAAGCATAACATTTAATGTCGTTCCAGACAGAGAGCAAAGACCAAAAGATAAGGAATAAATTTTGGAAATCTCTAGAAAACAGCAAGAAGCACTCGAGCTAATCAACGACCCCTCTATCATCGAACTCCTACTAGGTGGCTCGGCTGGTGGAGGGAAATCTTTTTTAATGTGTTTGATAATCGCCACTATTGCTAAGCAATACCCTGGGGCGAGATTCTTTGTTGGTAGGAAAACTCTAAAATCTTTGAAACAATCAACAATCAACACACTTTTAACAGGTGTTCACCCTGCACTTGGTATTAGCCCAGACGAGGGGATAATGCACTGGCAAGATATGGTGCTAGACTATGTGAATGGCTCAAAAATTATTTTTGGCGAACTAGACTATCAACCATCAGACCCAGACTTCTCGAGGTTAGGTTCTTTGGAAATTGACTTTGCATTTATCGATGAGGCTGGCGAAATCACTTTGCAGGCAAAAAATGCTATTCGCTCTCGTATTGGTCGTGGCATTATGTCAAGGGAATATGGTATCCCTGGCAAGTGTATCTCAAGTTGCAACCCATCAACTAACTATCTAAGGCAAGAATATTATGACCCATATATCAAACTTGGTGGTGGTGGCTTTCAAAAATGGCAAATTGGCGAGGTAGAAATAGAAGGTGTCCAGAAACCTGCGTATAGGGGCTTCCTGCGCATTTCAGCCTACGATAACCCATTCTTACCACAATCGTATATAGACAACCTTAAAACGCTTCCTACACGCGAAAGAAAGCGACTTTTGGATGGCAACTGGGACTATGTAGACGAAGATAACTCGTTGTTCAAATCTGGGCTCTTTGAAAAAGCCCTTGTTTACGATTTACCTACAAGCGACAAATTCGACAAGTTTATTGGGGTGGATGTTGCAGGCGATGGTGGAGATTCGACAGTTTACTCTCTAATCGTAAATGGTGTCTTAACTGTTCAGAAGAAATCTTCGGTGCAAATGAATTGGCAAAAAGACGACCCTAGACCACTCTTTAGAGTAATGGCAGACGAACTCATTCAATTCGCTCAACAGAATGGCTTTACCCCAAGGGATGCTAGAAGAATTGCGGTAGAAATCAATGGTGTTGGCAATGCAATGCGAGATTGTTTGAAAGAAAGGGGCTGGTATATCACGGAATATACAGCAACCTCTAAAACTCGCTCAAGCAACTACTACCAACTTATGCTTGATATGGATAGTGGAGCAGTGAAAATCTCACACGAACTCAATGGGCTTGACGACCTAAGACGACAAATGAATGCTCACTCATACGAAATGGATAACCAAGAGCCAAGAGTAATAAAGAAGGACAAATTGAAAAAGTTAATCGGACACTCGCCAGACGAATCCGACTCATTCGCTATTGCTAACTATGCACGAAATCAATTCGCTAACCCAGAACTTGACCCAAGGAGAAATCGCAACCGTATATTGTTCTAAACGATTGTTCGGGGTAAAATGATAAAATAAGAATAGTAATAAATCTGGAAAACAATATGGATATTTCACAATACGAAAAAATACGAAATAGAGTAGAAAGGCTAGAACGAGCAGTTAATAGTGCTGCGAATGGTGGGGGTAATCCATACCACGACGCAGAAGGAAAATTCACAACTGGACCAAGCAAGGCTTTTGGCGATGCTGCACCTGGTGGAAAAATAGTTAAAGAGATTAGCATTCTTAAAAAGGTTGAGCCATTCAATTCAATTCACGACCCAAGTTTCGTCTATGCGATTAGCGAGAAAAATAAAGGCTATAACCACGCAGATAGTAGGGGGCACGAATTATTCAAAACCGATTCTATGTATGAAGACGAAGATATTATTCTTCCGACCTCTTTACCTGAAGAAAATGCTGTTGCTTTGGCTAACTGCCATATTGCAGCACAGACCTTGGATGGCAACAAAGGTAGATATAGCAACTATGGCACTGGTGGTGAAGAAATTAGATTCTTAGTTAGTAGAATTGCTATGGCATCGCAAGGTAGCGAGGTGTCTAATTATCGTGAAACAAGAGATAATATTCCTCGAGCACAACAGACCTGGGAAAGTGTTAAAAAAGACATTCCGGTATATATCAAGAAAAACAAGGAAATGCTTAAGGCTCAAGAACAGCAACTCAAGGCTGCACTTAAGGCTAAGAAAGGCGATAAGAATAGTTGGCTAGTAAAAGGTGCACAAGAAAGCGTCGATAGCACAAAACTAAAACTCGCAATCTTGAATACAGCAAAATCGATTATTGCAAGTTCTCCAAAGCCATCAAAAGAATCAATCAAAGACTTGCACTTAATGAATCTTGAATCTTACGACAACTACCTAAAATCGATTGGCGAATGGTAGAATAGTTGACAACTCAAGATAAAAATTGCCCTATTTCAGAGTGATAAAATAGTTTTATATCACTTAACACGAAAGGGCATTTTTTATGCGAATTATTTACAAAAAACCAGAAGACGCAGTAGAGTTTGACTATGACCGCTACATACAATCGTTAAAAAGATATGGCGAGATAGACGAAGTGGCTTTGAAAAATGCTCTTAAGGAATTGCACTACGACCCTATGCACTACTCTGTCCTGATTGAACTCGGAATTCAATCATTCAAGAATGATAATGATGCTGAGAAATATTACAAAGACCATACACTAGAGGAACATAGGGCTTTTGAAAGACTTCGCCGTATCACTGGCTATCTCGTAGGCTCACTCGAGCGTTGGAACGAAGGAAAGCAAGCCGAAGAAAAGGCTCGTGTGAAACATTCCGTAACTGGAGTTTATACCCCTAACGAAAAGAAACTAAGGGAATTTGAAAAAGGGCAAGAACTCCTAGAACAACAAGACGAATACCATAAAGGAACTTGTGCTGATTGCTAATGAAAAAGTTTATTCTATATCTAATTCGGTGGCAGCTCTCAAGCCCTTTGCTTGCTCTATGCTTAATCTGGCTTGGTGGGCTTGGAGCAGTTTGGGCTACGATAATCGCTAATTTCATAGGGGCGATAATAATGTATCCTGTGGATAAGTTTATCTTTTCAAACGACCAGAAACAAAACCATCAGGGCAAGTAAAGACAAAACATTCTCGCTTGCCATCATTAAACCATTTGCGTCCTGTTCGCTGTTTTGTCCATTTTTCTCTAGTTTGTTCTTTTATGACACGATTGCGATTTGCCTCGCCTATTCTTCTTCTACCTTCTTCCGAAATCCAACATCTACCTTTTCTCGCTTCTGATAAATGCTTTTTCATTGTTTCTGATTTCGGTTTACCCCTACCTACGAGGGACATCTTTCTCTTTGTTTCTTCGCTAAGCTTGCGACCCTTATTCTTTTTGGATAATATTGCTCTAGTTTTGACGGAGTGATGTTTGCCATAGAAGGGATTGTTTTTGCCTGTGAAATGTTTGCCAAAGAAATAGTTATTTTCGCCTGAATTGGCTTCACTCAACCTTTTTCTTTGTTCTTCGGACATTTGTCTAGGGTGGGAAAGGCGAAATTTGGACAATTTTCGTCTACTTTCTTCAGACCACATATGGGTGTTGCCTCCTGCCATAAGGTTCTTACACAATGGGTCTGATTGGTATAATTCGCCAATTGCTTCCTTCTCTAAGGCATCTAATTCTTTTTTACTATAAGCCAAGGCAATAATTTGTTTTTCAAATTCTTTTTTAGGATGCTTATTAAAAATTTGTTTCCAAGCAACACCACTTCCCCAATAGTCATCTTTTTCTGGGTTGCTATTTTTGCGTTGTCCAATATAATATCTTCCAGAAGGAATATGAGTAATTACATAAATATATCCATAAATCATAATTTCATTATAACTCACAGAACAGGCTATTTATTTTTCTGGGTAGACAAGAAAATCTTTGGCAAAAAATAATGCAGAAAATGGGCAAAAACTATTGACTTTTGCCTATTTTTGATGTATAATAGAGGTATAAAGTAAAGAAAGGAACAAATGAACTACATAAGAATTTGTAATGTTCGTGGGGTGTTCACTAACATTTATCAATGGGGCGAGGGCTGGTCTAGTGAAACTGCACAAAAGTGGAACAACTACCTCGAGAACTATAAGGGCTGTTATTGGAGAGCAATCAAGGACGATACCTCGTATGGTTGCTGGACACTCTTAACCACTGGTGGTGCTGTTTACCTACACCCAATGGACTTCAATGCTGTAATCAAGAATGCAGGTGGTTGCACACCAAAAGGCAACAACGATGAACTCGAAGATTACTTTGGTGGACAACTTGACGAGCTCAAAAAGATTTGCACCGAACTTGCTGAGGCTTGTGGTGGACAATTCACTTCTATGGTCGCTCAAGCACACAAGATTGAAAATAACAATCTTCGCCAACTCTTATAAACAACTAGCCACTCCGAACCTATGGGGTGGCTTTTTGTTATAATAAAATCAATATGAAAAGTGAAACTTATAACGAAATTAAGGACACTCTGAACTCGCTTGAAAGAGTGCTTAATAGCGGAAAGGCTAACGGTGGTGGCAACCCATATCACGATGAATTGGGTAAGTTCACGACAGGACCAGATACAGCCTTTGGAAAATACAAATACGAAGGACCAGGCAATGGAATCTCGGGAGCTTTTAGAAGTCCAGACGAACTTGGTTTTGCAGATGATAATGTTGAAAGCAAAGATGGAGAAGAAAGACTCGTAGTTTCTGCCTATACAACACCAGAAAATATTGCTGCAATGATTGACACTAGCTTTGCAATGGATAATGTTGCAAGAGCACATAACTACAACAAAGAAAATAGAGATACATCTCCAGAACTTGCTGCAAGAGTTGACCTTGTTGGTAGAGATATTGCAAGTATTGGTCGCTCAGTTCGTGATTATGCAAAACAAGTCCAAATGGTATCTCAATGGGGTGCTGTAAGACCAGAAACCGCAAAACAGGTAACTGAACCAGACAAGAGAGAAATCGAGGCGAAGATTAAGGCTATCGACAAGCAAATGAAAGGTATCGATGGAAATCCACAAATCACTCTCGCAACGAAAAAGGAACTCTCTGATATGCTCAAGGCTGCAAAGGCTGGCTACAACACAATGAAATATCTCGAGGAACAAATCGACTTTGGTGGAACTAGACAGAGCCTTGATATTACTGACAAACTCTCGACTACAAGCGATAGAGAGAGAACTGTCAAGAAAATGTTCTCAAGTGTTGACAAACATATCGACAATGCACTTGAAATGCTCGAAAAGAAACTCAATGGTGGTAAGGGTTCGGGAAACTTTGGACATAGTGGTAGACCTGGCAAGGTTGGTGGTTCAGGTAAAATGGCTGGTGGTCCTGCAAGTGATGACGCAAGACATCGTGCTGAGCGTCGCTGGGCAAATGCTGGTTTAGCACACCCAGACCTAGCATATCTCGTTTCTGCTGGTAGAAAGGGCGAACACGTCGACCTTGAAACTCTTTTGAAAGAGAAATCAGTTCAAGAGGCAATGAAAAAACTTGAGTATGACGAAGACACTCTCACTCAATATAAAGGCGATAAGAAACGCGAAAAACTCCAGAACGAACTCGTAGAACGACTTATTAGCAATGATGCTAATGGCTCATACGATAAGAGCAAGCCTAAAAAGGAAAGGTTTAGTGGCGAAGTCGAGAATGGAAAAGAAGCATATATCGTGATTGGTCGTCCTGCTGGTGGCAAATCAAGTGTTTTTGCAGAACCACTCTCACAAGAGCACAAGGCTCGTATTATTGATAGCGATATTGTAAAAGGCTGGCTACCGGAATTCGATGGTGGCTTTGGTGCTGGTAGAGTGCAGGAAGAAAGTTCTATGATTATGGAACGAGCACTCGCAAAAGCAACAGACAAAGGCGAAAATGTCGTTATTCCTAAGGTTGGTGGCTTGAATAGTATTGAAAAAATGGCTAAAGACCTTAAGGCGAAGGGCTACAAGGTTAATCTTATGTTTAATGACGTTTCAGTAGATAGTTCAATTACCCGTGCAATGTCTAGGTTCGCAGAAACAGGTCGTTTCTTGAGCCCAGAATACCTACAGAGTATTGGCGATAAGCCAAACAAAACATTCAAGGCTCTCGCAAATAATAAAGACCTAATCGACTACGCAGAATGGAAATCGAATGAGGTTAAATTTGGCAATCAGCCAAAAACTGTTTGGAAAACAGGCGACGACGCAAAAAAGTTAAAATAGTGCTTGACAAATTTACAAAAGTATGATACCATAGTAGTGGGGGAAAGTAAATAATAAGTTAAGCGAAAGGAATACACAATGGAATATCTTTCAGACACACAAGTAAAGATGCTCGATTTAATCAAAAAGTATTCCCCAGAGGAATACGACGACTTAATGGATTCCGACCTCGCATATGTATTAGACCATATGAATGACTTGGAGGAAAAGTATCCTACCCTCGAGCAATTCGAAAACGAGTATTGTAAAAAACTCGTAGACTAATTTACACACTAGGCTTTTGAACTAGGGGAACTCCTATTTTAGAGGTTCCCCTTTTTGATATAATAAAAAGAGTATAGGAAAACACAAAGATGGCACAACCAACAAAATATTCAGAGCATAAAAATCGTGGAGAGATTGGCTCTTTTGGCACTCTTGATAATGGTGGTAAAGGTAGTGGCAACTGGCATCACAAAGGAAGACCAGGGGTTAGGGGTGGCTCTGGCAAGGGAACTGGTGGAATTACAAACCTAGACCAGGCTACTTTTGCTTTACATAAAAGGGGCCTTGCATTCGCTTTTGTAGAGCACCCAGAAGATATGCCAACTACAGCGGCTAAGTTTATGGCAATGCAAAAGAAAAATAGAGAACTAGCCAAGGCTACTCATAAACACGAAGAAACCACAAAAGAGAAGATTGCAAAATTCCAAGAAGAAGTTCGCAAGCGAAGGGAAAAGAGTTTGAAAAATATCCCTGAGAAAGATAGGGCTTGCTATATGGAAACTGGCTACACCGAAAGTGAATACCAGAGAAAGTTTAAGAGAGCTTGGAATGAATAGAGCCCAATATAATGCACTCGTTAAAAAGGTAGAGGCTTTATATCTCGCTATCAATGGTGGTAAAGGTAGTGGTAATTTTGGGCATTCAGGTAGACCTGGACTTGTAGGTGGTAGTGGCAAGAGTGGTAGAACAATTGCTATTAGTGATAGAGGGGTTACTGCAGAATGGCTCGACAAGAACCGTGAGCGAGTTAAAATGCAGGGTTATACTGATAGTTGGATTGACGAGCAAATCAGAACTCTCAAATGGCAAGAGCTCAGAACAAAGGCTGATAAGGCTAAAACAAAAGCAGACCTTGATAAAGCAATCGAAGAAATCAGAAAATCAGCAGAAGGCTTAGGGCACAATTTCGACACTTGGATGAGTGTTTCCGGAAACTATCTCTTAGAGAAAATGGGGCATCTCGAAGATATTAAAGCAAATATCAAAAGCGAGGCTCAGCAAAAAGCAATTGATGGCATTAAAGACACAGGTATCAATTTACCCCCAGCGACAGAAAAATGGATGCGAGAGAGCCTATCGGAAAATCTTGCGAATGGTATCAAAGAGAGTATTGATAATGCTCAAAAAGAGGGGCTTGACCCAAGCAAAGTCGAACTATCGTTTACAAATGCAGAACGCAAAATGGGTTCTTGCACTTATAGCCTAAAGAAAAATAAGATTTTAGTCAGATTATCTAAGAAAGACTATCAAGACGAAGCACAACTCAAGAAAATTAGCGAAGAAAAGGGTCCAAATGGTAGCAAATGGTGGACATCGGATAAACTAAATGCGACTTCAACTCACGAATTTGGACACGCATTAACTTGGGTAGCACTCCAAAATGGACACGAGAGCCCATTCTATTTCGAGGAACTTGTCTGTAACAAGATTATCGCAAAAGCAAATGCAGAATATGTGAAAAATAAGAGTGGCTGGAAAACAAGAGGCGAGCTCTCAAGGAATGAAAATCGAGAGTTTATCTCTGGTTATGGTATGAAGAATGCTGCTGAAACAATCGCTGAATCGTATGCTAACCCAAATTATTCAGATTACACAAGAGTAGTGGTCGATACTCTAAGGCAGGCAATTAAAGTTGGTATAAGGGCGTTATAATGGAAATTGAATTATGCACTGGACATCAGAGTTCAGAAAAAGAGTTTGAGGAATATGCTAAGGAACACCCAAAGAAGTTCGAAGTAAACCCTTTGGCTCTATAAACCAACAATCTACCCTTTCGAGTAGATTGTTAGCCATATAATCCCACAACAATTTAAGTGTAGCATAGCATAAGCACTATGTCAATAGGAAAAATATGAAAATTTCAAGAGAAGATTACAATAAACTAAAAAATAAACTAGAAAAACTCGAAGCCCAGCTAAATGCTGGTAAAGCAAATGGGGGTGGAAACCCTTATCACGATGCACTTGGTCGCTTTACGAGTGGTCCAAGCACAGCATTCGGAGAATACAACCCAAGCGATGAAGATGTTTACAACGAAATTGCAAATAATGGAATTCGTGTAGGTTTTAAGATTAAAGATGAAGATAAAATGCCAAATGGTGTTTCTATCTCAACAAGATTGGAAAATGCAGACGCAGTTGATGCTCTTGCAAGAACTCAACTCTTGCGTAGAACAATCGACCAAGGAAATAAACTCTATAAGACTGGTCAATCAGCAGTAGACAAAGCAAGTGGCACTCCAGAAGTCGCTGTTATCGCAGATACAGCAAATAAGGTAAACCGACATATCTATGATGCTATCAATAGTGTCGATGCCCTTGCAATGCGTATTGGTATGGATAGCCAAAACCCAGGTGGTAGTTCCGACCTTTATAGCAAGGCTGGACGAAATCGTGAAATTGACGATATTAACAGAAGTCTTAACTTGGCAACAAAATATCTTGATGGTCGTCGTAAGAAAATGGGTGTTGCCGGCGAGAAATTCGCAAATGAGGCTTGGAAGGTTGTAGAAACACTTCAAGCAGCAACAAATACTCTTAAATACCTAAGTGATAGCCTTCCAAAAGGTGTAATGCACGATGTCTTTGTCGAAAAACCAAAAGCAAAGGCTACTACAATGCCAAAGACTACTACACTCGAAGGACTTGCAGGTATGGGCTATATTCCAAAACCTGAGAGAATGAATTCAATCGATAGACTAAAAGTCGCAATCGAGAAACTCGAGAATGGTGGAAAAGGTTCCGGCAACTATGGACACTCTGGTCGTCCTGGTAAAGTTGGGGGTTCTGGAAAAGGTAGTGGTGGTGCGGCTGCTAAACCAAGAGATGCTGGTCCTACAGGTGTTGCTGTTGACTATATCAATATCGACCCAAGGGGTGCATATGCAGATGGGGCAGAAGTTTTAGACACCGCTCAGGACTACTTGCTCGATAAAATTGGCTCTAGTGAAGGTATTGGCGAAAATATTGCTATGGCTTATGAAGACGATGCTAGAGATTTCTTAGGCTTACCTTCTCGTGATGAAGAAAACGATGGTGCTGAAATGTATATGTCTGACCTTGCAGACCTCCAAGATAGAATTACTGAAACAATCAAGAGCAAATCTTGGGATGAACTCAAAGACGACTTGGGCGAGGGTGCTATAGAATCAGCCTTCGATTTTGGTTTGACCAAAGGTGGCTACGATTTCGCAAAAACAAATGCAAAACTTGGTCAATCAGGTCTGTCGCACGAAGATGCTGTGAGAGATTTGAAATCGTTTATTGCTGATTTTGGAATTAGCGACCATTATGGTGCAATTAAAACAGCAGAAAGCGGCGATTTGAAAACCGCTTGGCAAAATATTTCTTACGAAATGAGAGATAAATTGCGTGATGATTACGACTATGAACCACAGGAAAAGAATTCGTTCAAGGGTGCTACTCGAAATGTATCACTATCATCTGAACAGAATGGTGGCAAGGGCTCTGGTAATTTTGGTCATTCGGGTCGCCCAGGCAAAGTAGGTGGCTCAGGTAAGAGTTCAGCAGGCTCACTCGCAACGGGTAGAATGCTAAAAGGTGTCAAAGAATATGACCCTGAGAACGAAATCGATGGTGGTTTCACTGTAGACCTTAAAGATGGCAAGGCATATAGACTTGGAAAATCAGAAGGCTATGCTGTTGGTGGCTATGGCACAGAAAAAGTTGTAGATATGAAAGATTGGAATGACAAGGCTACTCGTAGAAAAATCTTAAATGAGTATATGAAAGCCAACAAAAAGGCTCTAAGCCAAGAAGGTGCTTGTCTAGGTGGTTGGGTTCCAAACAAAGGTAGCACCAATGATAAAAATATCGTTGGCAAGGTTGTCTTGGATGTATCTCGTGTATTCAAGGACAAGAAAGAGGCTGCAAAGGCTGCAATCAAGTTCGACCAAGATAGTATCACAGACTTCAAAGGTTTTGATTGGCCAACAAAAGAGCAACTCGCAAAAGAATTTGGTCTTGAAAAAGAACTAAAGAAAGCAAGTGGCAAGCGTGCTGCTGAGCGTGCTGGAAATTAACTATTGACACATAAGCATAACTAGGTTATAATAGAGAAAACCTAATATGAAAGGAACAAATGGAAAAAGATAACGATAAGAATATTTGGGTGCCAATTCCAGATTGGCTCAAAAAAGTCGAGGACAAGGATGTGTTCGCGGCTATCGGAACTCTTTTGTTTGATTGGAACTATGCTGGCAAGGACAAGATTGATAATCTCGAGGCATATGTCAAAGAAAACTTCGAAGATTTGTCAGATGACCAAGTTAAAGAGGTTTGCAACCTTCTGATTGAACACAAGGTCGTAAAATAGGCTAAAACCGAACAGAAACCGAACAAAAGTGCCCCAAAATCACAAAAAAGGGGCATTTTTTGGTAGAAAATGGGCAAAAATGCTTGACTTTTTGCTTTTTTTGATGTATAATGTAAGTAGATAATAAAGAAAGGAACTACAATGGATTTCAAAACCTATCACGACAACCTTGTAAAGAAACTCTTTGACAAGGCAAAATCACTTGACCAAGATGCTAAGGATGAACTTATTCCTTACTTGGAAAAATGTATTGAGTTTATGAAACTCGATGAGCAAGATATTGAGTGCGATTGGGCAAGCCTTAAGCCACTCAAAAATGAGCAAGCAATTTCATTGTTTGATTGCGAACTTACAGACATTACAATTGGTTGCCACTACGACTACAACGATATTATTGAACTCGACAATCAACTTATCGATGTTCTCAAAGGAAAGGAGTAATTATGAAAACTTTCAAAGACCTAATGAATGATGTAAAATCAGAAACTTTTAGACTTAGGCGAATTGAGCGATTTGGCGAGAAAGAAATATGTGAGCCAGCAAAAGTTATTAAGGTTCAAACTAGAAACATACAAATCGCAAGCGAAGATGGCACAAACCGTCGTTGGATTGATTTCCCTAATGCAAGCCTTATTGAGTATGATGGCAAAACCCTTACAATCTACGAAGCAGGACTTCGTGATTTCAACGATGAGGAAAAGAAAGTTTGGGATGAGTGGAAAGAGATTGAAAATCGCCCAGAGAATGTAAAGCAAGCCTATGAAGATAGTTATACTGATGGCACGACAATGTTTTACAAGGAAAAATATTTCTTTGAAGATAAAGGGTTCAAATACTTATTATGCTATGCCGACCATAAAGGCAAATGGTATGACACTAACGAATCTCGTGGTATGGAATATGGCAAAATTCGTGATAGCAAGATTAAAGGCAATGTAATCTTGAAATATGAAATCATAAGTTTATAGAAAGGGGCAATTATGGAAAAATACACTAAGCAAGAATATATCGACAAATTTGGAGAACAAATGTGGAAAGAAAAGGTCGAAAATGTCTTTGGCTACACAAATGTTGAAAGTATCTATGCAGTAAGTAATGGAAATATAGCACTTGTTATGAAAGGGGAGAAATAATGTATAAAGGTATTGCATTCTTTGACCTAGACGGTGTTGTGGCTGATTGTAAGCACCGATTAGCCTATGTAGACGACAAGGACAAGTATTATGCCTATGATGCTGTTCTCGCAGACACTCCAATCGAAAAGGGCTGCAATCTAATGAAAATGTTCTTCAACAACGGTTATAAGATTATCGTAATCACAAGTCGTAGGGAAATGTGCCGCAAGGCTACAACCGATTGGCTCGAAAAGAACAAGTTACACTTTATAGACCTTAAGAACGATATTTATATGAAAGCCCCTGGCGACACTCGTGAATCGTGGGATGTTAAGCGAGATTTGGTATTCAAGGCTATCAAGGACAACGAAGCAATCGCAATCAAGAACGATAACTACTTTGTGGACGATTATCCTGCAAACTGTGAAATGATAACTAATTGTTGCCCACAAATCACACCACTAATCTTTACAACTCGTAGGCTAAACAATAGCCAAAAGGAAGAAAACTAAGAAAATGCCCAAAATCGCTTGACTTTTGGGTATTTTTGCGGTAAAATGTAAGTATAAACTAAAGAAAGGACAAAATGGCAAGATATGCTTATATTACCAACCACGGACTTGGACCGAACTCTTGTCCAGAAGGACTAGTAGGGTTCGAGTGCTTGAAGAATTTCAAAACAAGGTTATTCTTCGATAGACCACTCACTCAAATAGAGCTTGAAACATATGATATTAAACCAGAATGGGAGGAAAACTAGTATGGGTTACACAAGATATTGGGATAGGACAGATAAGCCTATCACTAAAGAATTTATTGACAAGGTAAAGGCTATCATTAAGGATAGCGAAGAAAAAGGCATTCATATTTGTGGTAGCGATGGTAAAGGCGAGCCAGAACTTGAACTTGACTATGTTGGGTTCAATGGCAATGGCGACTTAAATCTCGACCACGAAACTTGTTTCTTTGATAGCGAGCAAGGGTTCAACTTTTGTAAAACTGCTCGCAAGCCTTACGACTACACTGTTCGCAAGGTTCTCGAAGTCGCTGAAGAAATGGGCATCATTAAAAATGTTTCTAGCGATGGCGAAAACGAAGGAATTTATTCCGATACCGATTATGTAAATGGCAATGTGGAGTGGTAATGAAAGTCAAAGAGTTAATTCGCAAATATGCTAGTAAAGGCTATAGTATCGAACTCTTTGGCAAGCCACTAGACATTAAGACAACACCTTACTCATATCTTCCGGCAAGTATGCGAGAATTAAACGACTATGTAGTTGAGCAAATGGAAATCATAGACCAACCACAAGTCGCAACTCAAATCAACATTCGATTGTTTGGTGGAGAGCCAGGAGTAAAGAGCAAGAAAATCACAAAGGTGGGTAAAGTAAAAGCATATGTAAAGAAAGGGTAATATGAGCTACACAATCACAGTAACAGACAACCAAGCAAGCCTTATCTTACAAGCACTCGAGAATGAATCAATGCTTGATGCTGCCGAATTTGGCGAGTATAGTTATGCAAGGTGCTACAACGACATCGCAAAGAAACTTGTCAAAAATGGCTTTTGGTCTGACAAGATGGAAATCAATGGAATAGGGGAATAGTTATGGATGAGCGAGTATATGCAATTGTTAGATTTTACGAAAACGATAGAGCCCCTTTTGTAATTCAAAAAGGCTTAACAATCGACGAGGCGAGAGCCTATTGCAACGACACAGAACTATCGAGTATAACTGCTAAAAGCCCAAAGGGCTGTGGTGGCGACCCAAAGAAGATACAGGAGTGGCACGACAAGAAAAAACACTGGTTTGTTGGCTTTTGCGAGATGTAATTACTACAAAACCTTAAAATGATAAAATAATAGTAGTAATTAAGGAAATAAAAATGCGACAAGTAAAATATAATCAGATTGCAGGGATTGAAACATTCCGCAAGTTTGAGAATAAGGGTAAGGGTAATCCTTATCACGACGAGTTGGGGAAATTTACTACTGGTCCTGGCACTGCTTTTGGTGAGTTCAAAGGTAGCAATGACTTAGTATATGGACCACAGGCTGATTATAAAGGTGTAAGTTTCCGAGATGCAGAAGAAGCACCATACAGACCGTTTATGGGTAAGGTTGGTCTTGGCAATAATGAGTTCTTAACTTCAATGTCAAAAGAGAATGCTGATGCTACACTCCAGACAATCGCTGCACTTAGAAATGTAAAGAGCGAGATTGAAAAAAGGGCTGCGAAAAAAGAAACTTATTATGCAA